GATCGCCGCGATCGCGGCGATCGGCGGGTGACGGACATGTGGGCACTTGCACACGGTCACTGCTTTTCATGCGGCGCGTTGTTCTCGTTTAACCCGCTCCGGGTGCCGTCCTACACGCCGCCTGGCGGCACCCGAGAGCCGATTTGTCGCGTCTGCATGGACGCCGCCAATGCTAAGCGGCAGGCTGCTGGCATCGAGCCGCACCGGATTCACGATGATGCGTACGAGCCGATTGCTGAAGATGAGCTGATCTAATCGAGTCCGACGATAGTGGGGAACTTTTCTTTTTTCCCAGAGAATTTCAGCATCGCAATCGCACGGTCCTCAATTAAAGCGTTCCACGCTTTGATCGCTAGCGCTGTTCTCGCGGAAGCTGTCAATTTGGTCGCGTTGGCAAGATTGTCGATCAGTCGGTTTCTCAGGAGCAGGATGGGGCTTTTCGCTTTCAATCCAGCGCCAACATACAGACCGTGAAAAAACAAATCCCGCCACTCGCCGTCGATCTGCCCGAAACGATAGTGAAGATACGTCGAGATCGCCGGCGTTAAGAGTTTCGAGTGTCCTCCGGCAATGGTGTAGACCGCGACAGCGCTGTCCTCTAGTTCCGGCGTCGAGCTTACCATGTCGAGAATCTCTTGATTTGTTGCGACGGACCCTCGTCCTCGATTTGTCGGGTTTCCAGTCGCCTTTTCAGAAAACAGCATTCTTGCCGCGGCAACAACGCTATGCACGTATTGATGTCCTTTCCGAGACAAAAAGTCGGCTGGCTGCCTGAGCGTACCGCTGTCCATCGACGTGTAGGTTTCTTCAGGAACTCCAAAAACCACTAGAGAAGTGAAGCTCTTGCCACTTTTGATACTCGCCAGCGCGCGGTGCTGTCCGTCGATCAGCACTGAAGACCCCTTGCGATTCGCAAACTTCATCGTCTCGCCGTTCATCTGCCAATCTCCGCTCGACATAGCTCGCGCATATTTCACTATTATCCCCTCTTTTATGGGGCGGTTTTTGAAATCCGTCGCTCCGTCCAGCCACTCCTGAGCCTTCTCCGGTGTGATCAGTACTACCCTTGTCTCTATCTGGCTGCCTAATCGTGCCGCTGCCCTTGTGTCGGTCGCCGTCCTTGTGTCGGTCGCTGCCCTTGTGCCGGTCATGTTTTTGTCCCCTGTAGTTTTGCGCTGACCCTGTTTAATGGTCCAGAGAGCTGCGTCAGCGCGTTTGTCATCTCTCTGGATCCTCGACATCTAAGTCGCGCTCATCGCCTCTCCGCGACGCTCCTAGGCGGTCGATTTTCAGCAGTGAAGCGTAAATCGCGGCATAGCCGGCAAGGTCGACGTAGTTGTCGTCGTTTGCGGCGTTGAACTCCGATCGAGCGATCTTGAGCAGCGCCATCAGTGCCGCGACCTGATGTGGCGCGACGCTGGTCTGCAGATATGCCGACCAGAGCTGGGCAATTCGAGCGTGCAGCTCCACGAAATCGCCATGATCTTTTCCTCGCGCATCGAGCACCTCGATGGCGTCAGCCAGCGGTGAGGTGAGACTCACTCGCCCTCGATCTGGGCGACGTAGGCCTCGAACGATTTTCGCGTCACCCAGTACGGAGAGCCGCGCATGTCGCTCAGACGCGTGCCACGCAGCTTGCCTTGGTCGACCAGGGCGCGAACGCGCTTGCGCGAAGCATCGCTGCGATCGCCAAACAGTCGCGTCGCGACTGCTGACACCGGTAGGAGCTTTCCTTCGTCGTTCATCAGTCGAACCTGCTGGTTGTGCGCTGTGCCCGCTGTTGCTGAGGTTTCACGCTGAGGTTTAGATAAATCAATCTCTCGCGCTCGGTATTTTCGGGCGGTGTCGGATCGCCGTCATAGTTAAACGGGTTGCCGTCTCGTTCGACGACGACGTTCCACCGCTTGCCGGAACTGTCGATCCAGCGCGCGCGAACCTCATCGTTGCGCCATACAGCAACCTCATAGGTGCCGGCATCGAGAGCTTCACGCACGCGCAGCTCGGATTGCCCAAACGGCGGACGTTTTCCCTGCCAGCCGGTGAGAAACTCTGTCGGTGAAATCGAGACTTTTCCCCGGTCGGTTTCAATCACCGAGACGCCGTCGTTGCAAAAGATGTTCATCGACAGTCTGTCACCCATCTAGCTTACCTTTCATTTTGGTGCGCTCTTTTTTGATCTGCTTGAACGCGTCTGGATCGTGCTCCTCGATCCAGGCGATCTCGCCATCGTTGTCGCGTTCCCAGTTTTTTAGATCGTGCTCCGATGAGCAGCTCAGCAGGTCTTTCATCAGACTGCTCTGAGTCTCACCAGGCACGTCGGGGAAGGTCAGCGTGTCCTCGATGTTCTCGACGACCACTGTTGGTTCTTCGTCGATGACCTCCGCGACGTTGAACGGCTGTCTCTTTGGCTCGGCGCCTGGCGGCAAATCCTCGCCGGCGTAGACGTAGTGGCCGAGACCGTGAAACGCGATCGACTTCACCAGGCACCGCTGCAGCGCAGTGTTCACCGCAAAGCTGTCAGGATTCTTGATCGGTTTATTGCTGTGATTAAGCACCGGCAAGATCTCAGTCGCCGGCAAGCCTTGGATCGTCACCGTGACCTGGACGTACGCGAAGCCCTGGGGGTCGATCATGTAGGGCAAGCCGTCAAACAGATGCTTCTCGAAGGTTGCGTCGGAGTAATGATCTTTGACGTATGACCAGGCCCAGGACCACGACAGGTAGGTAAAACCACCCTTGGTTTCGCAGTGCTCGGAGACATCGACCTTCGACAGCTTCGACCAGACGGATTCGATGTCGATCGGGCGTCTCATTCGGAGAACACGGTCTTGAGTTCGAGCAGCAACTCGGGGCTAAAATCTCTCCATCGGAAATCGCTCCAGTCGACCTCGCAGAGATCGATGATGTCGCGCATGGTCTCGGTGCGTTCGAGGATTCGTTGGCGTTTTCTAAGCTGCACCAGCGTCTGATTCATCGCCTCGTCGAGTTGCTCTTGGCTGACCTCATGAACGATGTGCGAGATGCGGTTCGCGTAGATGATCTTGCAGGTGCCGCCGCCGAAAGCCTTCTGATAGAGCGCGATCTGCGCGATGTCGTTTAGCTCAGCTCTGGCGGGCACCGAGTTGTTGGCGAAGCCTGTCTTCGAGTTGGCGCTAATGCGATCCCACCTGGTCTTGACCTCGCCAATGACGCCAGCGCCACGGCCATCAGTGTAGCCGATGATTGGCACGTCGATTCCTGGTAGCTCCAGCTCGATCTTCTCCTCGACGTCGATCTGGTTTGCGCCGGCAAACGCCTCGCGGATGCCCTCGACCGTCTGCTCGATCGTGGTAGCGACGCGCTTGCCGTCATCCGAGAGCAGGTGATCGGTGATCGTGATGTCGCGCTTATTATATTTGGCTGGTCTGTGCTCTTGCAGGGTGCTGAGCGCGTGCCTGACGGCCTCGCTTTGCGAGGTCTTGCCGTTGGCGATCTCAAACGCCGCCTCGTGGACAGCGGTGCCGGCGAGCATGTTGATCGATTTGGGCTTGGCGTAGTGCGCAACCTGGAGATCAGCCTCGGCGTCGCCGTTTTCCGACGCCTTCTTTGCCGCGTAGTAACGCGGCTGCCGGTAACTGTACTCAGCGATCAGATAGGCGAGAGGGCAACGGATCTTGGTGTTAGACCAGTGGCGAATTCCCCGACTGGCGTAGTGTTCCGGGATCTTCGCGCGCGACGATGAAAATTGTGACACTGGCACCCTCCCGACCGGAAGTGTGCTCTTGATTACGTTTTGGCGTCAATGATGACAAGCGATAAAATAGTGGATATCTCTGTGTAAATCGTCTAGGCGAGCTGAGTGCCGACTATAAGGTCGATCGAGGCCAGGTCGTCCTTATCAAACGACGCGGTCGTTCCGTCGGTCCGCGAGACGCAGACTGTTTCGGCGATCTCGTCGAGATGCCAGATTTCGGCGACTAGATCTGCTGAATCCGTGCGGCGAATGCCGAGAACGACCCATTGCCCTGCTTGGGCGGGACGAATTGGATCAACGATTACAATGTCGCCAATTGCGTAGCGCGGGGCAGCAGCATCGTCGAAAACGTGCATGGCGTACGCTCGGTTGTTTCCGAGGACGTTTGCGGGTCGGGGCTGCATCGCTCCCGTTCGCACTAGAGACACCTCGCTTGTCGGTGCAATCACTGTTTGTTTCCTTGCTTTGATCCATCACATTAGACCAAACAATACATTCCGTCACGAATGGATCAAAAAGCAGGGTGCCAAGAGCCATGACAGCACGTCATAGTCGCGCATGGACTTTGCGGCATATTTACGAGAAAGCAAACGATCGGGCGCAGAGGTTGCTCGGCAGATCGGCGTCGACGCCACCTACGTCAGTCACCTGCGAGCAGGTCGCCGGTATCCGTCGATGAACGTGGTCGCGAGGATCGCCGAGGCGACCGCCGGCATGGTGACATTTAACGATTGGCTGGCTGCGCGGGCACAGAATCCAGCGCCCTGGAAGCGTGACTGAGGCCAGACTGCAGGAACTAATTGTCGAGTGGCTCAGCGCCGCGCTACCTGCAGACAGCGTGTTCCACCACTCACCTAACGAGGGCAAGCGTCACGTTGCCTTCAAGCAGAAGCTACGCACGCTAGGCACACAGTGGGGATGGCCTGACCTAGAGGTCTTTGTTCCGCCGTCGGGCTTCCACGTGCCCGAGGACTGGGCACCGCTATTCATCGAGGTCAAGGCCAGGAAAGGGCGCGCTACCGAGAACCAGCGAGAGATGCACAAGCAGCTCAAGGTCTGCGCGTGCCGCGTTGCCGAGGTGCGCTCGATCCGCGAGGTCGAGGCGTTCCTGGCGCCGCTAGTGCGGCTCAATGTGAGGGGTCGCGCAGGGCTTATTAAGCAGCTCGAAGAGGCTGCTGCGTGACCTACGACAACCCTGCGCTGTCCGTCGCTATCGAGCAGTACCTGCACTGGCGGCGTTGGGGTCTCACGTACCACGAGATGATGACGGCATGCCAGCAGCAGTGGCAGGCAGGGATGACCGGCGACGACGTCATCGTCGCGATGGTCGAGGCATGGAACGGGCTGGAACGTGCGTGAGCGCTTACTACAACGAGTTCGATGCGTTCGCCGCGGCATGGCTGCGCGAGTTGATTTCCGAGGGTCTGATCGCGGATGGCGACGTTGACGAGCGATCAATATGCGATGTTCGGCCCGCCGACCTCGCCGGATACGACCAGTGCCACTGGTTCGCCGGAATCGGAGGATGGAGCCGCGCCCTGCACCTCGCCGGATGGCCCGACGACAGGCCCGTCTGGACCGGATCATGCCCCTGTCAGCCGCTTTCGAGCGCTGGACAGCACCGAGGCCATGCCGACGAACGACACCTCTGGCCCGCTTTTCACACACTCATCGCCGAGTGCCGACCTTCAACGATCTTTGGAGAGCAAGTTGCGTCGAAATTTGGACGTGAGTGGCTCGCCGCTGTACGCGCTGATCTGGAAGACAGTGGATATGCCGTCGGGGCCGCCGATCTCCCGGCTGCGAGCGTCGGGGCGCCGCACATCCGGCAACGATTATGGTGGCTGGCCGACGCCCAACGCAGCCGTTGGGACTGGCGGTCTGCAGACAAGCCCGGAGGCAGCACTACGCCGCAAGAAACAGGGGCACATGCTGAACCTAGACGACGCGGCGACGCTAGTGGCGGGATGGCTGACGCCATCAACACGGGATCACAAGGGCGGCTACGAGGGCGGTCGGATCAGGAACGGCAAGATATCGACGGACACGCTGGACGTGGTGGCGCAGATTTCGGGATGGGCGACGCCGACAGCGGGGGACGCAAAGGGCGCGGGCAGCAGGAACACGGCGAGCAGCAAAGCCCACGCGGGACACAGCTTGACGGATCAGGTGCGGGGGGATTCTGGCAAGGGACGTACATCCCCTGCGCCGACGGAAAAGCGCGGCTCGTTGAACCCAGCATTCAGCCTTTGGCTCATGGGATACCCAACAGAGTGGGCACGTTGCGCGGCGCGGGTAACGCGATCGTCCCGCAAGTCGCGGCAGAGTTCGTAAGGGCCTATGACGCTACCCAACGAAACCGTGCTGACGGGTGCGCCGCATCCAGGCACCGAGCTGCAGCTCCTCGAGTCGCCAGCCGGCTACTATTTGGGGTTTCTCAGTCGTGATGGTGCTCATTACAGCCGGGAGACCATTTATATGACCTACGCCGACGCTGCGGCGATGCTGGAGATGGTTCGGCTTGCCACACCGGATGTCCCGCCGGTGCCAGTATGACCGTCAAGCGCGCACGCTGGGCACAGAGGCTCGCATTCGCTCTGGTCGAGGCTGACCTATCGGTGGACGCTGCTGCCAGGCTGTGGGGTCTCGATCGATCGAAGGTGCTGCAGTTGCTGCGCAGCGATACAGCGCGTAGACCTGCTCATGTTGTCGATTGGTTGGCTCGCCAGATCAGCGAACGCAGCGGCCAGCAAGAGGCTGTGGATAACCTTCCCAGCTCCCCTAGTAAGCCACGCGGCGCTTGATGACTAAGTCATCGAGCGCGAGAGGGGTTAAGCGCATTTTGTTCGCAACCCCAAAGTGAAGAACTAAATGCGCGCTCTCGATAGGTGCTTACTAGGGAGATGGTCGGCTGTGGATAAAGGGCTGTCAACCCCTGAAGATGGAACAGCTAAGCTGATCTGCGACCCTGCTGTTCGCGCGATCCTTGCAGACATAAAAAAAAGCACTAATTGGCGTCTCCAAGGGGCCTTGCAGACAAGATTAAGGCGCGATCGCTGGTTGAATGGCTGGTTGGAATGAACGATCGCTGGACTGCCGTGGATCTGCACGATCTGTTTTTGGAGGCTGCCGAGACTGAACGCTGGCTGCCGTCTGCCAAGCAGAAAGCACGCACGACCTGGTGGCCGGAGATGCAGGCCGAGTGGCTCAGCTATGCCGATGAGGAAACCAGGGTCAGGCTAACGCCAACTGCAGACCAGATAGATCGATACTATTTGGCGATCACTCTCAGTGCCGATCTTGCAGGCAGCGATCGGAAGTTGGTCTGGGCAGTGGCGTTCTCGGCAGCGCGACGGAGCCGTGGTCCGCAGTGGCGGAAGCTGGGCAAGCTAATGGGCATCGACCGCAGGACGGTCGAGGCCAGGTATGCCAAGGCGCTGGTCGGGTTGAGCCTAAGGCTGCGACGATAACGCTATTGTCGCTATTGTCAGTCGCCGTAAATCAACTGGTCGATGCGGTCCTGCAAGTTTGCACTGCCTGGCTCATTGATGCGGTCTAGCTCGTAGGTGGTCACGTCTTGCACGAGGCGGGATATAGCCAGCTCCTCGTCGGGCACAGGGTCGTCGCAGTAGGACGATATGAACGCTGCGGCCTGAGCTCTGGTGGGTGGCGTGGTGAGAGCCTTGTGGGATGTATGCCGATCAATCCCCGTGCGTGCGTCAGCAAGGGTGCGGTAGCCAGGGCCACGACGGTCGAGGGTGTCCGCGTCTGCGTGGTCGATGTACCAGCGGTCAATGCTGTCGTCGGCGGTGCCCTGGTAGCCGCCGCGACGGATTACGTAGCCACGATAGTGGTGGGTGGAGGAGTGCATGCGCTGTTCCCTTCTTTCGTCTGTGTCAGCTCAGCTTGCAGCTATACATCATAGGTGACTAGATGTCATCATTGACGCCGGGGCTCTGAGGCGCGCAATGTTTTGGCTATCACTGGGATAGCCTCCAGTGCGAGACCCTCCCCTGAGACTGAGAGAGCTGTGCCACCCCGCAGCTCTCTCTTCGTTCGGGCAGGGCTGGGTTGGGTGCGGTGATGTATGTGCCGCGATCGCCGGCTCCGCGCTCGAAGCTGTGGCCTCCGAGGCCTGCCGGTCAGGGCCAGGTCAGGGCGGCGGCTCTGCCGTATCGCCTAACCCCCTGGCCCCGTTTGTTTTTTCTTTTGATTGCTTCCGTCTGGCCGAGCCGGAGGTCGCGGGTTATCGATGCCGGTTCCACCAGCCGATCGGGCTGTAACGTAGGGAGACTGCGGCTTTGCGGATTTTCAAACGCCGACCCCCCACCCCCCCGAAAAGTGGGGCGCCCGCCTATATCGATATACTCCCTTCGATCGGTCCCTCGCACGCTCACATTGACCGCCTCACCACCGCTAGAGAACGCTGCCTAACCGCCAGGGACGCGGCGCAAGACCCTGACATGCGGCTCTACTGGACCCATTGCGCCAGACACTTTGAAACCCAACTAGGAGTGACCTAATGGGCACCTACAC